CTGCGCTTGTCGGTAACAGAAGGCTTGTCAAATGCTTTCTGCGCACGGGCTTTGTCTTGTGCATTCATTTTGCCTTTCAAGGCATCAGCTTGATTTTTCAAGCCTTGAAGTTTTTCTCTTGCGCCTTTCAGGTCTTTACCTTTAGCGATCACATTGTCAATCGCTTTGTTCATCTTGGTGCGCGGTGACTTGGGGCCAGGCTTAATGGTGTTCTTTGCCCCAAACTTACCACCAGTCGCAATGCGTTGATTTTGTGGCTTTGGACGAGCAAGCTTATTTGTTGATCTAATACTGCTGGCAGGTTTTGCCGATGCTTTTGGTGTTTTGTTGCCACGCCTAATCGTCCCAGCGACACCGCCACCGCTGGTCTTCATCGTCTGCGTTTCACGTTTCTTGCCGCTAGCAGTCTTCAGCCTGCCGCCACGGGCAGTTGCACCAGTACTGGCAAACCGCCCACGATTATCACGAGCGTAACGGCGACGGCGTGCCATAGCCCTAAAGCGGCAATCTCAATAGATTCTAATGCCGGTGCCGCGACCCGATCGTGCGTGCAATGGATTGAACAACCGCCAGATCGCATAACCTAAAGCGTCATTGACGTGGTCGTATCCTGCATCTTTATCAGGGTCGCCTTTTTCTGTGTAGCTCTGCAGCTCAAGACATTCAATCGTACGCTTACAGTTCTTCGTAACCTGCAGCCTTACTTGTCCTTTCCCATTTTCCAACACAGCTTGAACAGCAGCCACCCGATCACGGACGGCAGGATTTGATCTACCGGATTGATTGCTGAAGCCATAGGTCTCCAAGATTTGAATATCGGTTTGCGCGGCGTTCGTGCTTCGGTTTCCGCCTGATGCGTCAGGGTAGACATAAATTCGACGGTTGGAATATCGTCGTTTGATTTCTTGCGCGAGGGTATCGGTGTCATGGCTACCACTCACTTCGTCAATGACAACAAATTTGTCATTCAGTCTTACACCGATCACGGCAGACATGTTGCCAACGTTGAAGTCAACGCCAACGTGAATAGGTTCATCACCTGTAGAAACGCTGTCTATGACGTGCTTTTTACGATCAAACCTGTCGTAAACCTGGCCAGTGTTTAGATTGACAAATTCTCCGTCAAGGTAAGCCTTCAGCAAACTTGGGTCGTAATTAGCCTTCAAGCGTTCGACGAAATCATCCGGCAGATGTGGGTTATCCGTCGTCTTCATTTTGATCAGCTTGCGATCATCACGCGCAAGTGCATCAGGGCTACCAAACTCGTTGTAAAGCCATTTGAAGCCTTCTGGCGTGGATGCAGCAGCAAACTGCCTTACTACACCGGAGCGAAGACGACCAAGAATTTTCGGGAACGCCTTTGACGCAACAGAGTAATTAACGGTATCAATCTCGTCACTGATGCAGAACGCTAAGTTCAAACCGATGATGCGCTGGAAATTCTCAAAGCTACGGCACAGAATCTTTGTATCACCCTTCGGCAAATGCAGCACATATTCTGGCAGTGGTGATGCTCTAAAGGTATAAGGTATTTCGTACGCTTCAAGGTAATTATCAAAGTCCGTCAACCAGATGTCTCTGATCAGCGGTCCTGTGGGCTCCATAACACAGCCCACATAGCCTTGATTAGCAATTGCGAGTGATACAGCTTTACAGCAAAGGCTTCGCGTTTTGCCTGCGCCGTATCCTGCAGAAATTGCCAAAATTTGACTGGTTTCATCGTCAACAAAAGCAAGCTGACCAGGATGTAAGTCTGCCTTCATCTGAGCCAACAAGGCAGCAGTGTCTAAACCTGACGCATCACCCAGAATGTGACCAGTTGGAGCATGATCAAGAATGCTCAACGGTCAAACGCCTCATAAGACTTACGCAGACAAGCCTCACGAAGCTGTCCGCGCTTTTCGTCAATCAAATGCATACTGCTCACATGGCAGTGCGAACTGACACCATCAACGCTCATCCAGACGCGGTACATATCAGTTTCAGGCAAGTGCTCATACCAAAATTTTTCGTCAGTCACGAACACAGTTGAGCCAGTTTGGCAGCGGTGTTAATCGCTCCTAAGGCTATGTGATACTGGCCTCTTGCTCTAGCCTCTTGTTGCAGAGTGGCACACTGCGAGAGCAGATCAGCAACCATTTGCGGGCGTTCGATGTCCCAATCAGCCTTTAGCTGTTCGCGTGCGAGCTGTAGGTATTGATTACAAGCGGAAGGCTTCAGCCCCCAGTTCTGCTCGGCAAATTCGATGCAGTCTGATCGCCTGCCACCATTAGCGATGATGCGTGCAAATTCTTTAGCACGGATTATTGTTTCAGCTTTTGTGCCGCGCTGGTGAGGCATTCAAGGAAATTTTTCCGGTTACTGAGAATATAACAGTTTTCAGAATCCGGCAAAAAGTTACTGATGTAGCGTTGTTGCAGGAGTGTAGTGACGGCTTGAATTTCGTGAGGTTCAACCGTTTCTTGATATGGTCCAACCGTGAGGAGTACGAATCCAGAGGATAGGCTTCGGATTTTTGGCATTGGCGAAAGCCTGCTGAAGTCTTGCGTCATGGTCTATGAATGCTTGATGGATGTTGCTTTGTTCAGCTTGGCGGAGTCGGTTTTGTTTGTCCATTGTTAGCAAGCGTTAGAAATGTGAAGGTCATTCCACAGGAAAAGGAAATCGTCGCGGCTTAGTTCACCTTTGAATCTGCCAACAGCAGAATGGACCCAAACTACGTTGTTTGGCGTCAAGATTTTTGATTCTCCGTAAACCGGGATCAATCTTCTTGGGATTTCAAGAGTGACAGAAGCAGTCTCCTCTCCGCCGATTTCAATAAAAGCATTTGTATAAGTGCATTTACCGTTGAACCTGTCCATCACCTGCTGGATCCAGCCTTTGTTGTAACCTTTTACATAACAGCTGCCATGAAGCAAGGCGGAACCCTGCTTGTGCTTAAAAAGACCTGAGATGCTTTTTTTAATTATGCAATCAGCACAATTTTTGCGGCCAATCTTTGCTGGCCGACAAGCACAGTTGGTACAAAAACCATTTTGAGCAGCTAGTGCTCTTGCTTCAGGTGAAGGCATTTGTTTTAAGAAAAGTTTAATGCCGGGAGATTGATCGCGACCACAAACGCGCCCTGCCTTTCCGTCTGCGTACGGTGTTGTATAGCTTTCAACCTGCAGCCCACAGGTATCAGGCTTCCCGGCGGTAGTGTCAGCCAAAACCTTTTTGTTCTCGTTTTACGCGAGTCCGCTTTATTTTTTTAACAGCATTTTTGATAGCACCTTTAGTTTTGAAGCCTTTGCTGTCACGAGTTATGTCTTCACCTGCCACACCAGTATTACGAACATCGGCACCTCTTTTTGAGTGAAGGCAGCCGCCATTTGGGATGTTGTGGTTGTTGAGATTTGCCATGATTAAAAAGGCAGAGTTTCTACGGTGACCTGAGAGTCGTTGAAGCCGCAGAGGATAGCGTCATCAAGGAGTTGTTTTAGCTCTTCGTCGTTGTCTGCGTCTTGCTGCCAGTCTGGTGTGATGACGGTGTAAGACGGACGGTAAGAAGCTGCTAGGAGTGCGTCAGAACGTTCGTCGTAGCGCTGACTTGCTTCGTATTGAAGAAGCGATTCGTGGTGGTAGTACATGAGTTGTGTGAGATGCGGTCTCCCGCTTGATCAAAGTATGGCATGCCAGCCAGGAAAACGCAAGCGGCTAGCCAGGCGCATACAGGTTGCAGTAGGTCGCAGCGTGCAAGCCTTCTTCCTGCGGATCAGGAAACCCAAAGGTACAACGCGACTTCTCCCAGTGCTGACAACGACTGCAGTTCTTGCTGCTGCGGCGCGGTATGTCAGGTCGAATTTTGGCAAAGTGCTTGCCGTTGCGAATGTAACCGATGGTTGAACGACTAACACCGTGACGCCTGCCCAAGCTGGCGTCGCTTTCTTCGCTTTGAAGAATGTCGATGACTTGCTGATCGGTGAGCCTGCGCGTATTAGCTCCGCGTGTCATTTGTAATCAACGAGTTGATCGATGTACCAACGAGCCTTGGCGAGAGATTCGTCTTGGCCTTTGTTGCGTTCACGCCAAGCGTATTTGATGACGTTACCTTTGCAGAAGCCGCGAAACTCTTCAGGCGTCAATGCTGCGCGAATGGCAGTGATGCATTCAAGGCTGCCTTGGTAGTGATCAGGGTGATTGACGTTGTCAGGCATGAATGAAGAAAAAAAAGGAGGCTTGCGCCTCCGTGTTTGACTAACTCCCCGGAGCCGCTAAACCCCGAAGCAACAATAACTCAGCTTGCCTGTTCTGCACGAAATTCTTCATCAGCTTCAATAAGTTCAGCTGC